ATTACCGGATCAATGCGGCCCAGCAACTCGGACAGTTCTCGCGCTTCATCCTGAACACTATCTTTTGAATTACTGGTGGACCTGCTGACACGATCCTGAGCCTGCGCATGCCGGTCTGCAGCACTCATTGCAGCCGACTGAGCGCCGACCACTGCCTGCCAATTGGATGATGCGGCTTTGGCCGCAGCACCGCTCCTTTCGGCTGCTTCGGCCTCCCGGTTGATCGCGTTCTGATGATCGAGGCTGGCGGCCACTACCTGCCGGATACGCTCGGCTTGTTGCTCCGCAGTTTCGTTGGCTTTTACAAAGGATGCCTGGGCCTTATTGCCAGCATCTTCGATGGTGTCGCCGAATTGCTCGATGGCGCGCTGGCCATCCGCCAGATCGGCTTTGATGCGTAGAGCAATTTCCAGGTCTTTATTCGACATGACGGCGCGCGGGATCGTGGAGTGTGGTGCCAGTTTCGCGCGCGCGCGGGGAGATGTAATATGGACACGTCAAAAACACAACAAAAGGGTCGCCCAATCCTCATGCAAGGGGGCGATCTTGGCTCCGGGTTACTCTCGTCCCGGAAGCTCCGCATATCTGGATTAATCAACGTCCAGACTGGAAAGCAGGTGGGGATCTATCTAGCCCCGAACACAAACGATCCCAATCGATGTTCAGTTGCCATTGCTGGCTGGCTGCTGAGGTATTCAGTCACTCAGTTGTTTGAGCAGTGCACTGGCATCCTTGCCACCGGCAAACGCCAGATTCGTATCACTCAACCGTTCCGCCCTGAGTCGCTTCTGTCGTCTCAGTACAGCGTCATAGAGCAACAGGATCTGACGTTTGGTCATTCGTCCGATGCTGGCTGGTGTGCCGTCTCCATATCCGGCGGCGATGAGGGAGTCGTAGACGTCCGACCATCGCGCAGACTTTCGACCGCGCGCCGCGCGAGCTTTCGATTGAACACGCGGCGGATAAAAAAAGGGCCGTTGACTGTCCACCACACCATCATCAGCGTGTATCCATCATCCTGGCCCAGTCCCGCCACCCAGCACTCATCGATGTCCGCAGCTGCAGCCATCAGTGGCACCAGCGCATCGGCGTGGTCCGCCAGTATGCCCATGATCACCTCCAGCTACGGAGGCGTGCCCTGATCGGGGACCGCGCCATAAAGGGCATCGACGATAGGCTGTGTCAAAGGCCGCAAACGCAGCCCCTCGACAAAGCCGTACTCGCGCACCACCAGCTGCCGCCCGGCGATCTTCACCGGTTGCTCCGGGTGCAATACCGCCAGATCCTGCTCGGCTTCTGCACCAGGTGCAGGTTTTTTCACGGGTGGATCAACCTTGGTAGCCATCACGCAGCCTTCAGATCAATGCGCCCAAACCCACCCAGATTCGCATCGGCAGCGTTGACGGTGTCGTACAACACGCTGCCGGTCAGCGGAAACTGGCCATATTCTTCGTGGATCAGGCCCAGATCCGACACCGGGTCGAACTTGCAGCGGTACAGCGTCACGATCACCGGCTCGTTTGTTTCGGTATTGATGCCGTCCAACATGATGTACCGTTCCGGCGGCGCACTGGTGAACAGTGTGAAGGAGTCCCGGGCGGCGTAGCTGTAGGCCGCATTGAAGGGCTGCGTAAAGCTGGCGACATCCAGCAGCTTGATCAGGCCGGCATTGCCCGACACGACCTCGTAATGCGTGTCCAGCGTCAGCGTGGCCGGCGATCCACCGGCAGAGTCGGTGATCACGATGGACGAGGCAAACGGATGATCCAGCTTCACATGATCGCCCGCCACCAAACCGGTCTCGAACGCTTCGCCGGTAACTGTACCCGTCACCACCGCCAGCTCGCTGGCCCACAGCGCCAGTGCAATGTTATTCGGCAAAAACTCGTCGAACGCCAGATTCAGCGTCGCCGTTTTCCCGCGCTGAAGACGCCCATACTGCAGCCGGTTACCCGAGAACGACTCGGTCTTGTTGGTGCTTTCGGTGCTCATCTGCAGCGTCATGGTCGGGACGTTGCCCATCCAGATCGGCTTGCTCAACTTGCCATTGGCCAGCCGCTCACCGGCGTAAACTTTTCCCTGGAACGAAAACAGGCTCATGTATTACCTCACTTCGCGTCAGCAGCGATGATGTCGTTTTTGATGAGCCAGGCTTTATCAGCGGCATTGACGCTGATCTTGTCGCCGGGCTGCAGTTTCACACACTGATGAGTATGTTGCTTCTTCAGCACCACTTCTTCCAGTGGTGTCTTTTCTGGTTTGCTCATTGCCTGCTCCCAATGGAATGTTGAGTTACGTAAACCTCGCCCCACAGAATGGTCGAGTCGTTTGAATCCAGAGGCTCACCGCTGACAAACTGACATGGGCGCGCCATGGGTAGATCCGGCGTCCAGCCGATGATTGCCGATCGCACCTGGCCAACGACACCATCAAGCGTCTCAGCCTTTTCGGCGGCATCGCGCCGATAATTGCGAACTGCGATCACAACACCGAACAGCACGCTCACCACCTGGCGATTACCGCCAGCCCGGTTGCCCGCCGGATTGGGTTCGCCGGATTCTTTGGCGAGCACCGCGTACGCGCTGGGAGTGCGAAACTGCCGCAGATCCTTAATTGCCAGATACTCCGCCTGCTCACCGACTTCCTGAAGTACAGAAATGGAGCGCAAGCGTTGGGCCACCAGACTGATATCGAATGGCTCGTTCACCGAAACTTACCCAGTTCCTTACGACTGAACACCGACGGATCGCTATCGAACTGCACGTCGATATTGGCGCTGTCAGTTGCCACCGGATCGTTGTAGCCCAGGAACAACTTGCCGTCGGCAACCTGCTGCAGCATCTTCAACGCGTCGCGATAACCACGCACCACCGGATCCGATCGCTCATCACCGGCCAAGTGCTGATGCAGAAAAAAACGGGCGATCTGCCTGCACCACTCCACAACAAGACCAGGCACAGGCTCAGCCAGCGGCACCGTATAACGCCGCACCAGAAAGCCGTCGATCATTTCACTGGCGCGGGTGACTGCTTCATCGATCCGCGCCAGGGCATTGTCGGCCCGTGCAATCTCATCGTCGCTCCACCCATCGCGGTTAGCCGCGAGCAGAGTCAGCTCCATCAATTCATGGGGCACCATCTGCTGGTGCTCGTCACTGGCAATCTGGGCCAGCTCACGGGCACCCGGACGTTCGATGAGATCTGCATGGGCCAGGTACATCAGGCGCGCTCCTCAATGCCCTCGAACTCGCCTTCTTCCACCACCAGGTTGCGCTCAGCCTTGAGAATCGCGATCTGCTCTTTGGTCAGCGCCGATTCGGCGATGCCGAAACCTTCGGGCGTGAACGCAAAGCCGCAGCGGCGGAAACCGGTGGCGGGGCGTGAGCGGATAAAGAAGCCTTTCACGGCAGCGGAACCAGCCGCTGCCTTGGATTTATCATTTGCCATGATGCATAGCTCCTATCAGGCCAGCCAGGGCGTGACGAGCACGTCCACGGCATCGCGGTTGATGTTGGTTGCGCCATTGGCGGCACGGTCGGCTTTGACCACTTCCAGTGCGGCAGCGCGGTGGGTAGGACCACAGACCAGCAGGGTCGGTTTGATACCCAGCCGCTTACCCTTGTCACCTTTCAACGCCATCATTGATGCGTATGCGGCGTTGAAGTTCGTCGCATCCAGCGCCTGCTTGCTGCCATACGCCAGCTGCCACAAGCCATAGCCAACGTTGAGACGGGCATCCACGCCGTAGAGATACTCTTTGCGCATGAACACGTTTTCGTCCTTCTCACCATCCATGTTGACGAAGTTGTAGCTCTTGCGCTTCTGGAGGATCAGCGGCTTCATGATGCGACTGGTATCCAGCAGGAACCAGGGTGCACCAGAGCCACCACCAGAGTTTGATACCGACTGCTCGACACCGTTCTCATCAACTACCGGGTGATCGGTATCGAAGAAATACTGGTTGTCATAGCACGGCTGACTGAAACCCGCCTTCAGCAGCGAGTACAGCAGCTCTGCCGGATGCTGAGCCGCATCCTGGCCCAGCTGCGCCATCAGCGGCGAATAAACACCGTAGCTGTCGTCTTCGATCGCTTCGCGAGGCACGCCAACGGTGTTTTCGAAGGATTTATTGGTGATGGTGTAGTCGTGGGTCGCCAGATTCTGAATCACGCGATCGCCCAACCATTCACGGAAGCCAGTGGTCTTACCCAGCCAGGCATAGACTTCTTTCGAGGTGGTAGACGGCACTTCCAGAACGAACTGCTGGTAATCCGGCGACACGCCGGCAAAGGCGTTCTGGAACGATGCTTTGAAGCCGGTGAACAGCAGGCCGAGATTGCTGCGGTTAATGATCATGCGTTTTCTCCGCTATCCGTTACGTTAAATCTCAACCCAAACGCCAAGGCTGTCGACGCTGTCGATCTTGCCGGCGATGGAGCGTGTGTTGGTGCCACTCGTGCGGGCAACCGTCTGGTCGTCAACGATGTAGCAGTTGTTGCCGATGTCGGCGATGGTGATTTCATCGGTGGCAGACGAGTTGGCGAAATGAAAAACGCCACGACGGGTTTCCACATTCAGATCACCAGCCGAACCGCCGGAGTTATCCACCTGCTCCTGGGCGACACCCCGCACTTTCAGCGTGGTGGCGACACTACCGGGCACTGCATAGCCCGATGCATTCAGGCACACGAGCGATCCGGCAAAAATCCGGGTAGCCGC